GGGGGGTAGACTTGTATGCTCTGTATAATTGCATCTGTTATACCGGAGTAGTCGGCCCGGATGGGGTCGAGCTTGCGGAGCGATGGAAGAGAAATGCTCTTTTGAGGGCCGCAGATGTTGTTCAGCGTTTCGGTCGGGAGGACATAGAACTCCCATCCGTCCAGCACCAGCGGGTCTGCCTTCTCCCGGTTTGTCACCGTATAGACGCAGAACACATAGACATCAGACTGCCGCTTGATCTCGCCGGAGTAGCCGTTGATGGGGTCCCACGCTCTGGTCGGCCGGATGCTGAACATAATGTTAGAGAGCTTGGACTGCTCCCATGCCTGAAGATAGGAGCAGCTTTTGACCTCGATGCGAACCTCGTCACGCCACACGCCGTTGCGCTGCCACCTGTACGGGAATGAAACATCATACGGGTCCCAGTCAGAGTTTACACCGGACAAATCAAGGCCGAGGGCGGCCGAAACGATGAACTCGCAGAAGGAACCCCGGAGAGTGTTGTTGAGGAGATCAGAAGAGTTCCACGCCCAGTAGTCACTGAGAGAATAGCCGATAGGCATATTGTCGAAAGTAATATGCTCATCGCCGGTTCGCTGTCTTCCCAAAGTTACCGCCTCCTTTTGAAGTCGATGAATATGATCTTGCCGCTGGAACCTACACGGCCTCGACTTTTTCGCTGTTCTGAATAGAAGAAATGACAATGCGCTGCTCTGCGCTCATGTAGCGGTCCAGAAGGGACCAGATGACCTGCCTGTCTGCCGCTGACGCCTTTTCATAACAGGCGATCAGTATGCCTACATCGGGAGCCTGCCGGACAGGAGCAGGTGGCTCTACGCCAACGAGAGTGTCAAGGGACACGCCGAGCACTCCTGCCAGTTCTACGGCCGTTTCGATATTCGGGGTACGGTCGCCAGAAACATAACGGGAGATAGTGGTTTCAGTTGTATTGATACGCTCAGCGACGCTGCGCTGAGTCAAGCCCCTCTCGTCAATAAGACGCTTGAATTGAGCTGCGAATGTGGCCTTGCTATACATAGCTACACCTCCACGAAAGCCTACTTACCAATTTTATATCAAACCCACCGAACAGTAAATATATCTGACCGAAATTATAAAAAACCTATTGACACTGACCGAAACGGTAAGTTATAATGAAGTCACGGAAGGGGGTGAGTAAATGAACAGCTTGGAACTCGAATATGCCAGAAAGAGGAAGAACAAGTCCAAAGAGGACATGGCAGCTGCGATTGGGAAATCGGTGGTTTCCTACTCCAAAAAGGAGCGTGGTGAGGTCAAGTTCACCGATGAAGAGAAGGTCATCGTGGCAAGAGAGCTCGACCTCACCAACGGGCAAGTGAACACTATTTTTTTTGACGGCAACTTACCGTAACGGTAAGTATCTGCATGGCACTTGCTGCTAAGTAAATTGTAGAGCAGAGGGGAGGTAAAGAAAATGGGACGAGATGCTATAAAGGCCGGTGAAAATCCTTGCTTTCAGTGCAGAAAAGAGGCCGCAAAGTACAACGACAAGCTGAACAGCCGGGAAGGTGCAGCTGAAATGCTGGGCGTTTCGGTGTCGAGCCTTGCGGATTACGAGCTCGGCATCACGAAGGTTATCCCAGTGGACAAAGTGGTCCTGATGGCGGAGCTCTACAATGCGCCGGAGCTGAAGGCGTGGTACTGCACAACGGAATGTCCCATCGGAAGAAGTTTGCCGATGCCCTCCGCCAACATCTCTACGGTTGAGCGCACAACAATGCGGCTGCTGAAACAGCTGAGGCAGGACGAGGTGCAGGACATCAAGGACTCGCTCATCGAAATTACAGCTGACGGTGTAATTTCCGAGGATGAAAAAGTCGATCTTGCGGAAATCCTCGAATACCTTGACGAACTTATCAAGGCGGCCGGAGAGCTGAGGCTTATAGGTTCCAAGGTTTTGAATGGAGGCCGGTGAGATGGCTGACATCCAGAGAGTCAAAGAGCTGCTCGCAGAAGAGTACGAAATCCGGTCCAACCGGGAGCTCTACGAGGCTTTGAACAGAACAGGAAAATTGAACATCGGCGTCTTCGCTGCGCCGGTCAGAAAGGAAGGCAAGAAAAATGGTAAAGAACGCAGTATCGCATAAGCCCGGCGACATCATCACTTTGGGCGGCATCGAATTTGGAGTGCTGGATGTACGAGAGCCCGTATGTTCCGATGACCCCGGCTCGCTGTTCGTAGTAGCCGTAAACACGCAGGGGGATGACTGCCGGTTCGGTGACACCAACGACTACACCAAGAGCGATCTGAGGGAGGCAGTTGATGAGTGGCTGGAAGAGCTGGGACAGAACGGTGTGGACCTCGACCTGATTGAGCCCCGTGAGATCGACTTGACGACTCTGGATGGCCGAGCCAATTACGGAAAGCTGGAGGTCAAAGCGGCGCCCCTTACGCTGGATGAGGCCAGAATGTATGCAAAGTTCATCCCGGAGAGCGATGACTGGAGCTGGCTGGCAACTGGCTGGGGAGCACCCGGTATGAGCGGTTCGCGGGGCGCCTTTATCGTGGGCTCCGGCGGCGGCTGGGGCGGCGGCAGCTGCTCGTACTCGCACGGTATTCGCCCCGCTTTGGTCATTTCCTCTTCTCTCTTGACCTCTGAAAGAGAGCCTGACCTGACTGATGTACCTACCGATGTGCTGCTGGGAGAGCTGCGGCGGCGTATCGGGGAGTAACGGCGGAAGGCGGTACTGAGCCATGGACGGAGTAGCAGTAAGGAGAATGGCAAGGCGGAAGGCTCGGCGCAGAAGGGCAAGGCAAAGAAACATTGTGGCGGCAGTCGCCGTAGTTATTACCTTCACAGCGTTTATGCTTGCGGCCGGTGCAGCACCAGAGAGTCAGACGAAGGAGCCCAGCTACGGGATAGAGCCAGAGGTTATAACCCACACCGTAGAGTCGGCGCCACCGGTCACGGCAAAGCCGGAGATGCAGACACCGGCGCCGGAGCCGCCGTACACGGAAGAGGAAGTGCGGATGCTGGCGCAGACGGTGTACGGGGAGGCAATGATAACCAACTCGGACATGGAGATGGCGGCAGTGGCGTGGTGCGTACTGAACCGGGTAGATAACCCGGCGTTCAAAGTAAGCACCATCGCAGAGGCGGTCACAGCGCCCAGTCAATTCCACGGGTACAGCGAGGACCACCCGGTTGATGAGCACATTGAATGGCTGGTCAGGGATGTCCTTGACCGGTGGGTAGCTGAAAAGAACGGTGCCGTGAATGTAGGCCGGGTTCTCCCGGCAGATTACCTCTATTTCTGGGGCGATGGCTGGCATAACCACTTCACGAAGGAGTACCACGGTGATGAAAAGTGGGACTGGAGCCTGCCGAACCCATACGACAGCTGACAGGAGGCAACCGTATGAACATAGAACCGATCAGAGCGGCGAGAGCGGCTGCCGAGAGGACGCTGGGGTTCAGCATCCCGGATGCGGTGGCAGATGAAGTTCTCGCCTACGCCAAAAGAAAGTGCAGGCTGGTCAAGAAACCGGAAAGCTACCTGCCTTTGCTGTATGAAAATGAGCTGACGGATTATTTCGCTCGGCTTGAAATCAACCTGAGAGGAGAGATGAACCTTGTGCAGCGTATGCAGAAAGTCCCCATGTGACAGCAGATGCCCGAACGCACCTGACCCGCCCACGGTTTACACCTGCAAGTATTGCGGAGAGCCGATTGTAGAGGGCGATGAATATGTGGATGTCGATGGAGATTTCTACCACTCTGAGTGCTTTAGCGATGCCGCTGAAAGCATCCTGATGGAGCAGTCATGGGTCACAAGAGGAGTGGCGGAGGTAGACCGATGAGTGTTGAAATCCCACAGTTCCCGGAGCTGTCGTTTGATGAGGCGCATCACATATACCGACTGAACGGGCTGGCTATACCGAGCGTGACAACGCTGATGAAACCGCTGTCAGATGACTTTTACCGAACGGTTGACCCGGAAGTTCTTGACCGAGCAGCCAAGCGGGGAACGGCAATCCACAACGCAGTGGAGAACTACACGCAGTTCGGCATTGAGGACATCTCTCCGGCTTACGCCGGATATTTTGCCGGGTTCATCCAGTGGTGGGAGCGGAGAAAGCCGGTGCCTCTGGCAACAGAGTGCAGGGTCTACCACAAGATTTTGCGGTACGCCGGTACAGCCGACCTGATCTGCACCATCAATGGCCGCCTGACGCTGGTGGACTATAAATCGTCAGCACAGGTGAACACCAAGCTGTGTGCGGTTCAGCTCGAAGGCTATGACAGGGCGTATGAGAGCCACGGTATCAAGATTGAGGACCGGCTGATACTTCACCTGACCAAGAATGGCTATCAGGAGGTTCCGTTCCAGCGTGACCCGAAATGCTGGTCGGTTCTGTCCTCCCTGATGACCATACGAAATTACATGAATGAATGATTTAGGAGGTTCGACTGATGAAAGACAAGGAAACCTTGGTAGCAACCATGCCGCAGGAGGTGCTGGATGAACAGCAGCTCAGCCGGGAGATCACGGACATCGAGTTCCAAGCTGAGGCGATGGTCATTGCAACGGATGATGACTATGCGGCTGCTGGTGAATTTGGAAAGTTGCTGAAAAGAAAGGCGGCTGAAGTCACCAGTTTCTTCAAGCCCATGAAGGACAGTGCATATCAGGCGCATAAAGCGGTATGCGACAGGGAAAAGGCCATGCTTACACCGCTGCGTAATGCAGAGGCCACCATCAAGAAATCGATGGGAGCCTACCTCACTGAGCAGGAACGGAAACGCCGGGAGGCGGAGGAGGCAGCTCGCAGAGCAGCCGAAGAGGAACGGGAACGCAAGCTGCGGGAGGCCGCAGAGCTGGAAGAAGCCGGTGATAAGGAAGGCGCCGAAGCTGCCATGACGGAGGCTGTGGTCATGGATGAAGCTGTTGCATACAGCGTACCGGCAGCGCCCAAACCGAAGGTGGCCGGGGTAACTTCCTCGAAGGACTGGGAGATCGTTGACATCAACCCCAGTATGGTTCCGCTGGTAATCGCAGGCGTTGAACTGCGGCCCGTTGACCAGTCCGCAGTGATGCGGCTTATCCGTGCATCCAAGGGGAAAATCTATATCCCCGGAATTGTCTATCGTGAAGTAGCAAAGATGAGTTTTCGGAGGTAAGTGAAATGACGACTGCAATGAGTAAGGCTGAGAGTAACGCTCTCGTAGTGAGCTACGATGTTCTGGGAACCCATGTAGAGCTGGACCTTCCGTTCGTGAAGAAGTACCTCGTAAGAGGACGGGCGGAGCTGACCAGCGACCAAGAGCTCGTGTTCTTTATGAATACCTGCAAAATGCAGGGGTTGAACCCCTTGGTGAACGGGGAAGTTTACCTCATCAAGTACAGCAAGGATGACCCGGCCCAGATGGTAGTCGGAAAGGACGCCTATCTGCGCAGAGCCTTTGACCACCCGGATTACCTGTATAAGAACGATGGCATCACCGTCAAGCGTGGGAACGACATTGTTCAGAAAGAAGGCTGCTGCCTCTATCCGGGAGAGGAGCTGATTGGTGGCTGGTGCAAGGTCTACTTCATGCGGAACGGCAAGGAGCGCACCGCCTTCAAAGAGGTCAGCTTTACGGAGTACAACAAGGGCATGGCAAACTGGAAGTCTAAGCCTGCCACCATGATTAACAAGGTAGCCATCAGCCAGTGCGTGAGAGATGCCTTCCCGAAGGACTACGAGGGCGTCTACTCTGAAGAGGAGATGATTGCATCAGGCGCTATCCCGGCAGACTATACTGAGCTCCCGGACAATGAGGCACCGGAGGAAGAGGATGCTGTCATTACTCAGGAACAGCGCCAGATGCTCTTCAAGACCGCCCAGACCTCTTTCGGCAAGGAACAAGGGAACGCCATCATCAAGTCCATCATCGAGGAGATCGGCCTGACCTCCACCACGAACATGAAGCAGTCGGACTACAAGAAGGTGGTGGAGAGGCTGATGGATGTGTGTGAGGCGCAGCGCAACTCCCAGCCACCGGAAGAGGAGGCTGGTGAGAATGTGGGGTCGAAAGAGTAAGTCTGGAAATGCAGGTACTTCCATAGGAAGGCGGGTGGAGCGATGGCATGGATAAGCGTTCATCAAGAAGTTGATGGAACAAAGCTGCGCAGGCTGTATCAGGCCATCGGATGCTCGAAGTTTGAGGCGCTCGGTATACTGAACTTTCTGTGGTTCTGGGGCATGAAGAACGCTGATGAAACCGGGCTGGCAGTGGACGCCGATCTGGATGTCCTGAGCCGATACCTGTACGGCTGCGGAGAGAACTCCGACCTTGACATGGGAAAGGTTGTCCAAGCTCTCGTGGATGTGGGGTGGTTGGATATAGTGAAAGAAGGCATCCACATCCACGACTGGGACCAGTGGCAGGAGCAGTGGTACAAATACCAGAGGACCAAAGAGTACAATGCCAAACGCATGAGGGAAACCCGGAGTGCGGACAAGGCCAGAAAAACTGCAAAAGCGGAGTCTGGCAGCGAAGAGGCTCCAAAGAAACCCGCCAAGAAGGAGCCCGAAAAGAAGTCCTATGCAGAGTTTGTCAAGATGACAGAGGTGAGCTACAACCGGCTTATTGAGCTGTACGGAAAAGAGTTTGCCGATACCTGCATTACAGAGCTGGATTTGTATAAGGGCTCAAAAGGCAAGACCTACAAGGATGACTACCGTGCAATCCTGAGCTGGGTTGTAGACCGGGTGAAGGAAAAGAAACCGGGGCTTTTAGAAAAGAGCCGCAGTGAGTCAGCGGTTCCACCAAGCGGGAATGAAAGCCCGTATGCGGAATGGGGTGATCGGAATGAGTGATATGTCTGGTATCGGTGAAGTTCTCAACGGAGTTATCAAGAAGGCTGTTGAAAACAACCCGGTAGAGGACGGTGACTACCTCGACAGTGAGGGGTTTATTGTGTGCGGAAAGTGCCACACACGGCGGCAGGTCGAGATTGAAGTGCCAGACCTGAAATCCGATGAACCCGGAAAGAAGGTCCGTATAAAGGTCCCGGTTTCCTGCCGGTGCAGGGCAGAGAAACAGCGAGAAGAAGAGGCACTTCGCCAGAAGGAAAAAGAGATGCAGGCTATTGCGTCCCTGAAAAAGCAAAGTCTTATGGACGAGCGGCTCAGGGACGCCTGTTTTGATAATTTCAAGCAGACGAAAGATAACGCCTACAACCTGAAACTCTGCCAGCGGTATGCACGGCACTTCGATGAGATGCTGGAGAAAAATCAGGGCCTCCTGTTCTATGGGGGCGTTGGGACAGGTAAGACCTTCGCTGCGGCCTGCATCGCTAATCATCTGCTGGATCAGCGAGTACCGGTGGTAATGACATCATTCGTCAAGCTGCTGGAAACGATGCAGGGTTTCAAGGAAGAGGACAGCATACTGATTTCCAAATTGAACAGAGCCAAGCTGCTCATCATTGATGACCTTGGCGCTGAGAGAAGTACCGATTTTGCGCTGGAGAAGGTATACAACATCGTAGATAGCCGGTATAGAGCAAGGCTGCCGATCATCTTGACAACCAACCTGAGCATGGCAGAGATGAAGGAAACGGTGGACATTCGGTATAGCCGAATCTACGACCGCATCTTCGAGCTTTGCTACCCGATGCAGTTCACGGGGCCAAGCTGGAGGAAACGGGAGGCATCCCGCAGGTTTGACGAAATGAGAAGTTTTTTGGAGGGCGACGATGAATAGAGTTTGTATCACAAGCGAGGCCGACCGTATGACGGTTGCCGCTGTTCTCATCAAGAACAAGTACACTGTACGGAGCGGCAGTCAGCGAAGGCCGGGAGCAAAGAGCTATGACTATTACTTGGAGTTCTGGGTGAACTCCAGCAGGGATGTGGAGAACAAAATCTACATCGACGATGAGGCGGACCAGATCGCAGTAGCAACCATCCTCATCAAGAATAAGTACACCGTGAGCAGTTTCAGCCAGAACCGGAAGGGCGTCCGGGAATATTTCTATCTGGAGTACCAGCCGAACCCGGTGACTGGAAAGAAGGAACAGGACGAATGAGAGCTGAGTTCTGCGTTTATGGAGAGCCGCAAGGCAAGGGACGGCCCCGGTTTTCCACAGTATGCGGACATGTGAAAACCCGGACACCAGAACAGACCGTCATCTACGAAAATCTGGTCAGAACAGAGTACCGCAGCCAGAGCGGAAAGCGGTTCCCGGATGATGCGATGCTGGATGTCAGGATATTCGCTTATTACAGCATCCCGAAGTCAGTCAGCAAGAAGAAGCGGCAGGCGATGTTGGACAAGAAGGTGCGTCCCACCAAAAAGCCTGATTTCGACAATATAGGCAAGGTCATCTGCGACTCGCTGAATGGTATCGCCTACCGTGATGACGCCCAGATTGTAGACTCGATGGTGCGGAAGTTTTACAGTGAAACACCAAGGGTTGTTGTTTCGATCATGGACATAAGCTGCGATGAATGATAGGAGGAAGAGTCATGTGCAACAGTAAAAAATACCCGTTATCGATGAATGGGGACACCTTCAACGCTTTTAAGTCCGATTTTGACCAGATGCTCCGTCAGCTCCTCACGGAAATGGAGAAGAGGGAAAGCGAGGAGGCCACCATCAGTATCAAGATGGTGGTTAATCTGGCAAAGGACCAAGAGAGGGATTTTGAGGCCAACGGCTACGATGCGATGAAGGACATCGTTAAACCCAGTTTTAAGCATGAAATCAGTACCGTCATGCAGGTCAAGAACAAGAAGTCTGGAAGTCTGGGCGGGAATATGAAGCTGGTCTGGGACCGGGAGCTCTGCCAATATGTTATGCAGGAGATCGACAACGGGCAGACCAGTATCTTCGACAATACCGGTGATGGGCAAGCCGTAGAACCGAAGGAGCTGCCCTCTCTCCCGTCTGGCGATGCAAAGGTCGTAGATGTCGATTATGAGGTCATTGGCGAGGGGGAAGAACAGGAGGGAGATAGAGATGGAGAAGACCGGAAGGACGGTTCTGGCGGCTCTCCTGCGGTATCAGACAGCCCATTTGACTACATGAGGCAATTCGTTGGAGCATCGCTCCGTGTGACCAAGGCCATGGGGAATTACACCGTAAGGACCAGCGAAAACAAGGTTGTTTTGTCTTCGGCATTCAATCCGTTTGACAGGTTCTACTGCTCGCCGGAGAAACTGAAGGGTCATGTGGGTCATGCGGTGGTCTGTGTCGGCTACGGACAGGAGGAGATCATCAATATCTCCATTGAGTGCGAGGATTGCGGCGAAATCCTGTTCGACATCGATATTCCTTGCGATGAAGAGGACGATTACCAGTACAGTGAGCCTGCTGAAGAGCAGGAAGGTGCGTAAATGTATTACGGGACCTGTTTCCTGTGCGGGAAGGTGGGGCTACTGGAAGAACATCATGTTTTCAGCGGCCCCTACCGCAGCAAGTCAGAGAGGTTCGGCTTGAAAGTCGGCCTCTGTGGGGACAGCTGCCACAGGAACGGTAGGTATGCAGCGCACCAGTGTCGGGCAACAGCTGATGCTCTGAAACAGTTTTGGCAGATAAAGTACATGATGCGGTATCGGGCCAGCGTTGCAGAGTTCAGGGCCGAGTTTGGGAAGAACTATCTGGAGCTCGACTACTACGACGATGAGAGGAGTTACCCGATGAATATTATAGCGGTAAGCGGTCGATTGACACGGGACCCAGAGCTTAGGCACACCCAAAGCGGGAAAGCGGTCACGGTCTTCACCATCGCAGTTGACCGGCCGGGGGTCAAAGACAAGACGGACTTCATTGACTGTATAGCATGGGAAAAGAAGGCTGAGTTTGTAAGCAGAAACTTCCGAAAAGGTCAACGAATAGAGGCATCTGGCATCCTGACCACACGGCAGTACGAAAAAGACGGCCAGAAGCGAAAGGCCACGGAGATCAGATGTGACCAAGTATTCTTTGGTGACAGCAAGAAAAATGACAGCTCTATGGTTACAGAGCAGCCGGAAAGCAGTGAGTTCCAAGAGGTGGACGATGGGGACGATGATCTGCCGTTTTAAGGAGGGGCTGAAATGATGCACGAAATGAGTATACTTCAACGGGCCATTGCCAAGTACGGCGAGGAGGCCCAAATGAAAATGGTGCTGGAGGAAATGTCAGAACTCCAGAAAGAAATCTGCAAAAGGTGGCGTGGCAAAGACAACCGTGATGCCATTATCGAGGAAGTAGCCGATTTGGAAATTATGCTGGACCAGCTGAAACTGATGCTGGACATCCAGTACCATGTGCAGCAAGCTCGACAGGATAAATTGCTCAGACTTCAGGGGCGATTGGAGGAAACAGGAAATGAGTCAGGAAACTAAAGGGAATATTCGGCGTGTGCCGAAAGGGTGTGAAGGCATCCCGGAGGATGGAGTGGAGATGATGGCAAAATGCACCATTACCAACTTCACCGTCAAAAAGAGAAAAGTCACTGGAATCGGCAGCCAGACGCTTGCCAACTGCAAGATGATGGCGAGCTTTGACACCGGCGTAGTTTCCGTTTCGGTGAGGGGACAGCGGCCATTTATGGTCAGCGTCCGGCTGGACGAGATGATGGCACTGCTGAAAGAGGCGGCCGATTACAGTATGGAAGTCAAGCCCTGTAAGTTGGGAGAGAAAGAAAAAGAGGAGGAAGGAACCAATGAGTAAGTACCTGTTTACATCCGAGTCCGTAACGGAAGGTCATCCCGACAAAGTATGCGACCGGATTTCCGATGCAGTTCTTGATGCGGTCATGGAGAATGACCCGAACGGCCGTGTGGCCTGCGAGTGCTGCTGCACTACGGGAATGGTGGTAGTGATGGGGGAAATCTCCACCGACTGCTATGTGGACATCCCCGGCATTGCCCGGAGGACCCTGAAGGAAATCGGCTACAATGGGCCAAAGGCCGGTTTTGATGGCAATACCTGTGCGATTATGGTAGCAATCGATGAGCAAAGCCCTGATATTGCGATGGGGACAAACGATAAGATGGGCGGAGCAGGGGACCAAGGGATGATGTTCGGCTATGCCTGCAACGAAACGCCTGACCTGATGCCGCTTCCGATCACTCTCGCAAACCAGATGGCATACAAGCTCTCTCAGGTACGCAAGGAAGGAACCCTACCTTACATACTCCCCGATGGCAAAACGCAGGTTACAGTGGAGTATGGGAGCGATGGGACGCCAATCCGCATTGACACCATCGTCATCTCCACCCAGCACTACTCGGATTTTGTCACCGAAGACCTGCAAGCCCCTCTGATGGACCTTGTTATCGAGCCTGTTCTGGAAAAGGCCAAAGAGCACCTGCCGGAACTGGACATCGACACCTACGACCTGTTCATCAATCCGACCGGCCGCTTTGTCAAGGGAGGCCCCGCTGCGGACTCCGGGCTCACGGGACGAAAGATCATCGTAGACACATACGGAGGAATGTCTGCACATGGCGGCGGCGCCTTCTCTGGAAAAGACCCGACGAAGGTAGACCGCTCTGCGGCATATATGGCCCGGTACATCGCAAAGAATATCGTGGCCGCCGGTATCTGCGAGAAGTGTCAAGTGCAGCTCGCCTATGCAATCGGCGTGGCCCGTCCGGTATCTATCCGCATAGACACCTTCGGCAGCGGCGTAGATGAAGAGGTGCTCTGTAAGGCAGTGGACAAATGCTTTGAACTGAAACCGCAGGGAATCATTGAGCAGTTAGACCTGCGGCGGCCCATCTACAAGGGAACATCCGCCTACGGTCACTTTGGAAGTGTAACAGGAGAGGACAGAACATGGGAGAGGACCGACAGGGTAGACCTCCTGCGTGATACTCTCAAATCGATGTAATGGAACAGGGCAAGCCTCTTCCCCCTGAAAGGGGGAGGGGGCGAACCCCAGAGAGGGAGGCTTTATATGGCAGGTCAGAAGAAGAGTCAGCTCACACCGGAGCTGAAACAGGAAATCGTGGAACTGGTCATCGAAACCTACAACAAGGAGATAGAGAGCCAGCGCAAGCGGTCATTCGATAAGCGGCTGCGGAACACCCGCCTGCTACTGGAAAATTACAGAGGGTTCGTGGCCTTCAGCGATGGAGCCATCTATGAAGCGTCCCAGTGTGAGGAAGATGTGTATGACATCCTGAGCCTGATGTCAGGAAAACCTTCTGAACAGGAACTCTATGTGGAGAGCATCAAGAAGTCCGCAGGCAGGACGAAACTCATCATAGAGCACATCAAAAAGGCTATTTCAGACTATGAGGCGTACTGCAAGAGATCGAAGAAGAGTGAGGAGATGCGACGGTTTCGGACTATCAGACGCTTTTATATTGACAATGACGCTTGGGACGCACAGGAAATTGCCGAGGCAGAGGTCGTTGATATTTCCACTGTCTACAAGGACATCAAAGAGGCCACCAAACGGCTCACGCCAAGGATTTTTGGCATTGATGGTATCAGGTAAAGACTCGCCGCCAAAAAATCGCCATTGACTTGCATATTACCAAAGTGGTAAGCTGTAAGAGCGATGACTGGATGTGTCACTCCGAAAAAAGCGTGTGATGGCATCCAGCTACGCAACTCACAAGCGGCGGAAAACCGTTGATATAACCGCAAAAACCGATTGACACCAGTGGGTAAAGGGATAGAATGAAGATGGGCCCAATACTTACCGAATCGGTTTGGAGGTGGATGTATGGAACGGAAGTCCGACAAAGTGAGAAGGCTGGTATCAGGCGGCGACTTCAAAGGGGCTCTGCGAATTGCGAAAGACTTTCGACTTGGCATTACCAAAGAACAGTCTTCGGCAATGACGCTGGCCTATGAATGTATGGTTCACGGCAGGTTCTACCAACAGCTCGGCTATGATCTGAAACAGAAGATAGCGGAAGGGCTGGATGTCCTGCTGAGGCTGTATGGAAGGAGCGAACAGCATGATTTACACCAGCAGATACTCTAACCCGGAACTGAAGACCGGGAAGTACACCGTTGTAGGGATTACGAGGGGAGCCCCGAAGTTTCCACTCCAGTATAGACTGGATGGGAACATCATGGACATAGCCCCTCCGGGCTATCTCTTCAACGAATATAACAGAGCAAGGTTCACACCGGCTTATTTCAGGCACATGGACAAGACGGGAGTAAACCGGATAGCCCAAATTCTCAGAGGGTACGAGGCCATGGGGAAACCCGTAGTGCTTTGCTGCTACGAAGATGTGCGAAAGCCCAACGAATGGTGCCACCGGCTGGTATTTGCCGAATGGTGGATGTCCAGAACGGGAGAAGTCATCGAGGAGCTGCCAGACCCGTCCCCCAACAAATGGTTGCCAAAAGCAGAGCCCGTGGAGTCAAGACCGCAAGCGCCGGAGGCCGACCAGATCAAGATGTGGTAACATCCGCCGATAGCTCAGAATGTAGAGCACCTGACTCTTAATCAGGGGGTCGCAGCGTTCAAACCCTGCTCGGCGGACCAGCCATAGAGAGCCATACCAGAAATGGTGTGGCTCTCATTTTTTATGTCCACACAACAAGGTTTTCCAGAGGTTCACGCCTCTCAAAACAACCTACCCTATGGAACGGCAACGCTCCAGTTGCTACCAGAGGGAAAACTTTTCAACGAAAGGTCGGTGATATGCTTGGCAAAGTTCCAAAATCCCGGTGCGTTCTTCCTTGGTACGCTGGTGGCGCAGGAACAGAAGTTCTTGAAACCTCTGATTGAGAACGCCAGAAAGAACGGTTACACCAGATTTGTAGAACCGTGTGCCGGGGCTTTTGCCATGTCGCACATTGCAGTGCAGTCCGGGTATAAGTCGGAACAGATAGAGTCAAGCGATGTGGCGATGTTTACCTCCATCATGGGCTATGCCATTACAGGCCAGTCCTTGGAGGAGCTGGAAATCAGGGCGCACGGGTTCACTGACGAGGAGCTGCTGGACCCAGCTGTCGCTCTATATGCACAGCTCTACCTGCGGACGGTCAAGAACGCCGGGAAGGAATATTTCTACAACATCATGCGGGATTTGGAGTACCGAAAAGAGGAGCACATACGGTTTATCCGGGAACAGCTGAACCGAGCGAAACAGTCCTTGCATGGGATGAGATACCGTCCGCTGGATATGTGGAAACACCTCGAAGAGTGCTACGATGACCCTCACTGCATTGTCATTGCAAACCCGCCTACCTATGCAGCTGGGTTTGAGAAGTGGTACGACACCGGTGGAAGAATGAGCTGGAAAGAACCGGAGTATGGCATCTTTGACCCGGAAACCGGCCTGACTGAATTGTATGACAAAATGCAGGATGCTAAGTGCCTGCTCGTCTGCTACGAAGAGAACGCCCCCGGTTTGACAGCGGGGCATCCGATTTTTGCCCGGTATGGTGTGAGAGAGGGCATCAATGTTTATCTGACCACCAACAGGCCGGAAGAGGCAACCGCCCTCGCAGAAGGAAAGAAGATTACCCGGCCCAATGAGGGAAAGCTCACACCGCTGGATTGCAGCATCCTGCCGAGGGACTATGAAATTACCCGGAAATCCCGTGTGCAGGTTACGCAGATTGAACGCAGTGCCGCCCAGTATTACAGAAAGCTATGGACGCACAATTTTGTGGGTTCGTCCGCCCCTATCAACATGGCGGTACTCATAGACGGGAAGTTGGCGGGGGTGTTCGGTTTGGATAAGTCGGCCCTCACGATGGGTGCCTTCGGCACGCAGGTCAGCGATGCTGTTTTCCTCATGTACGGAATGACAGTTCCGCATAAGAAGTACCGGCTTGGCCGCCTACTGACCATGCTGGCCCAGAACAAGCCGCTGATAATGAATATCTGCACCGATCTGGAGAAGGAGAAGGCCAAGACCCTGAAGACCGTGCAGATGACCAAGTACCCGGAGGCAAAAGAAATGCGTGGCCTCATGGAGATGACCAAGCGTATACCGGATAAGAAAATGGGCTTTAGGCTTACCTATGAGTCGCCCTTGTACGATAGAAACGCCAAGCAAGCGTTGAATGAATGGTTAGGGAGGGAAGAGAGATGGCAGAAACAGAGAGAGAAAACGAAATCCGAAACCCGGTAAAGTATGAAGTCGTGGCTGATATGGGCCACGGCCTTGTTATTGCCAAGGTGAAACTGTCTGACATCCGTGAACAGGACATCAACGCTCGCATAATGAAGACGGAGATGCAGAAACAGCTCACCGATAACATCAAGAAAAGGGGACAGCTGGAAAGCCTGCCGTTCTGTGCTCTGATTGATGGGCGTATTGAGGTCATCTCCGGTCATCACCGTGTTCGGTCGGCAAAGGACAGCGGCGTGATTGAATATATCTTCGTTATTTTGGATGTGTCTGGCCTTCGCCGGTCCCAAGTAGCGGCAAAGCAGCTTGCCCACAACGCTATCTCCGGGTTCGATGACCAGTCCACCCTGAAGGAGATCGCCAAGATGATTGATGATGTGGACGATATGCTGGAAAGCTACATCGGCAAGGACATCATCGGAGAGCCTATGGCAGAGCTTGAAAAGCTCCTGTCCCCGAAGGTGGAGTTCGATTGGAAGAATGTCACCTTTACTTTCCTGCCTCATCAGGTGAAGGATCTTGAAAAGCTGGTGTCCGTGCTCCAGAGCCTCAGCCCGGACTTCCTCGGTATTGCGGATGTTGACCAGCACGAAGGGTTCATCGAGGCAATCACCAAGTATCAGCAGTTTGCCAATGTCAAGAACACCGGCGCTGCCATCCATGCTATGGTGAAAGCCACTGAAAACCTGTTTGATGACCTGCATTTTGACGAGAGCGAGGAATGGGTGCAGCTCACCAATCTGTTTGGCAGCCCAGCAATCCCGAAAGAGGCAGCTGAGATCATCACAGAGGCCCTGAAGAAAATGACGGAGGAAGGGACCGTTGGAGCAAAGAACAAGTGGCAGGCTCTTGAATATTGGGCGGCTGACTACCTCGCAGGGAAGTAGGTGATGAAATATGCCGACTCCCCTGAAATACAATGCGGAGTATCACGATGACTGGGCTTGGTCGCTCGCCCTGAAAGGCGCAACAGACCAAGAAGTGGCTGAGGCGTTCGGTGTGTCAAAACGCACGATATTGCGGTGGAAAGAAGACCACCCCTCATTTGCGGAGTCTTACCAGAAGGGAAAAGATGTAGCTGACGCCAAAGTCAAGAAGGCTTTGTACCAGAGGGCAATAGGCTACACAATCACTGATACAGAGAAGACGATTGACATGGATAAAGACGGGAACCCCAAGCCCGTCCGTGTTAAAACGATAACCAAGACCATTGTGCCGGACACAATGGCCGCTATGTACTGGCTCAATAACAGAAGCAAGGGCGAGTTCTCTCAGAGGCAAGAAGTGACCCTTGGGGGAACGGTACGAACCTCTCCGGTCGAGAATTTGACGGAAGAGGAGCTCCGAGCACTTGCCCGTATGGATGAGGAGCAGGATGGCGAGGCGTAGGGCCTCTCTCTCACCAGCTCTGAAGAAGTCCATCGCCACTGAAGCAAGGAACGAGCTGGCGAGAAGATACTACGCAGATTATGTCCAGCTTGTCCATGCGGGTAGGTGGAAACGAGCCAGACACCTCGACCTCGTATGTCGAGAGCTGGAAAATATTATGACGGGCAAGACAAAGCGGCTAATGATATTTATGCCTCCTCGTCATGGTAAATCTATGACGGTGACTGAAACCTTCCCGTCATTCTATCTTGGTAAGAACCCAGAGAAGCGTGTCATCGAGATCAGTTATAGCGGCGATCTGGCCCAGCAGTTCGGTAAGAAGAACAGGGATAAGGTGGAGGAATACGGCCCAGTCCTGTTCGGCCACACTGTTTCGCAGGTACAGGCAACCAAGACCAACTGGAACCTCGACAACGGCACAGGCGGCATGATTTCGGTCGGCATCGGAGGCTCTATCACGGGCTACGGCGCTGACCTTCTGATTGTAGATGACCCAATCAAGAACCGGGCTGAGGCGGAGTCCCTGACCTATCGTGATAAGCTGTGGGATGAGTACCAGTCCACCGTCAGCACCCGTCTTCACGCTGGCGGTGCGGTCATTATCATCTTGACAAGATGGCATGAAGATGACCTTGCAGCACGGCTCCTAAACCCTGAATACGGGAAAGTGGAGGACTGGAAAATCATTTCGCTGCCAGCTATTTGTGAAGACCCGGAAATCGACCCGGTAGGGCGAAAGCAAGGTGAAGCTCTCTGGCCTGCTGGCGGCTACGATGAGGCATGGGCGGCACAGCAGAAAGAAACCGTCGGCACCTACGCTTGGTCTTCTCTGTATATGCAGACACCAACGCCAAGCTCAGGTGGTATGTTCAAGCGGGAATGGTGGAAGAGATGGACGGTTCTCCCGTCCGGCTTGTTCGACTATATTCAGTCTTGGGACTGCACCTTCAAGGACAAGGACGGGTCCGACTATGTGGTCGGTCAAGTCTGGGCGAGAAAGGGAGCGGACCGATACCTGCTCGACCAAGTGCGAGGGCGCATGACCTTTACCGAAACCCTCAACGCAATGAGGGACCTGTCGGCAAAGTGGCCCCAAACCACCAGAAAGCTGGTGGAAGATAAGGCGAACGGAACCGCTGTCATTGATGTACTGCGTAAAGAAATCCACGGCATCATACCGGTAGAACCGTTTGGCGGGAAGGTAGTAAGAGCCCACGCCACTACCGCAGTCGCAGAGGCAGGCAATATCTATATCCCGGCTGCATCGGTCGCACCGTGGGTATCTGACTTCGTGGAGGAAATGGCTGCGTTCCCCAGTGGCGCCCACGATGACCAAGTGGACTGCTATTCGCAGGCCAATGCGTACTACAACGACAACACCTTCGACATCAGTTCGCTGATTACATGATAGATGGGAGTGAGGACCTATGAGATTGCCAAACGATGATATAGAAAAGCGTAGGCTGAATGAGCGGGGAAAGCAGATACTCCAGAGAAAAGCTGGGAAAGCGGTTCGTCCCTATCGTGAAGATGGATATGTCAATCTGCTGAATAAGTACGGCACAACGCAGGACAACTCGGAGGCGTACAATTTCCAGCGGGAACCCATCATACCGGATATGCAGCTCACCAGCCTGTATGAAGGGAACGGCCTGTTCACGAAAATCATAGACACTCCGGCAGAGGAGGCTCTGAAGCACGGGTTTGATCTGAACCTGAACAGTGAGGAGCTGGATGTCTTTGTTGAAGAGGCTCTGGATGATCTGGAGTGGGAAGAGAAGGCGGCCACCGCAATCAAATGGGCTCGTCTGTATGGCGGCGCCATTATCGTGATGCTCATTGATGATGGCCGGGGTCTGGAAGAGCCAGTGGACTGGAAGAACATTCGCAGCATCGATGAGCTGCGGGTCTACGAAAGGGCCATCGTTGAGCCGGACTACACCAGCCTGTATATGCAGGATTGGGGAGGAAAGGGAATCGGAAACCGGGTGTCCAAGTTCGGACAGCCGGAGTTTTACTATGTGTCGAGTATCTATGGCTCGTTCATAGTGCATGAAAGCCGTTGCCTTGTGTTCCGAAACGGCGTACTGCCGGAGCAGTCCACAAACGCCACCTACCGGTTCTGGGGTATGCCAGAATATGTCCGCATCCGTCGGGCATTGCGGGAAACCATCACCGCCCATACAGACAGCACGAAGCTGTTGGAGCGCAGTGTGCAGGCCATCTACTCCATGAAGGGGCTGGCACAAATGCTATCGACCGATGATGGGGAGAACAATGTCCTGAAACGCTTGCAGGTTATTGATATGGCCCGTGGGCTGCTGAACAGTATCGCTATTGACTCAGACGGTGAGAACTACGACTTCAAGACCTTCCAGTTTTCGGGCGTCAAAGATGTCATTGATGCCACCTGCAATATGCTGTCTGCCCTGACCAATATCCCGCAGACCATTCTGTTCGGCCGTTCCCCGGCTGGAATGAACGCCACCGGCGACAGTGATTTTGAGAGCTACTACAACTTTGTAGAACGCATCCAAAAGCTGATGCTGAAACGGAACCTGCGGGAACTGCTGGATGTGGTGTTCCGGGCAGGAGTAGCCTCTGGGGAGATCTCTGAGGAACCGGGCTACAAGCTGAAGTTTAACCCGTTGTGGAGCCTGAGCGAAACAGAACGGGCCACGGTGGAGCAGACCAAGGCGCAAACCGCCCAGATTAAAGCACAGACAGCTCAGACCTATGTGGATATGCAGGCACTTGACCCGACCGAAGTGCGGCGCCGCCTTGCTGCTGACGAGGAGTTCGATGTAGAGGACATCATCACAGAAGACGATGACCTGCTGGATGCCCTGATGGATGAGCCTGACACTGTGGGTGATATAGAGGCAGCTATGCGGAATGTGGAGGAGCAGAAACAGCCGGGGGGTTCTGAACAGAGCGTTCAAGACCAACCGACACCTCCAGTTCAGACCGATGGCGCTGATGAGCCTGCTGGAGTAGGCGTCCTCGTTGTCAAAGATGGAAAAATCCTCTGTGGAACGAGAACCGCTGAGGGGACCATCTGCGGACCCGGCGGACACATTGAAACCGGGGAAACACCGGAGGAGGCAGCTATACGGGAAACGCAAGAGGAGTTTGGAATCACACCGAGAGAGTTGATACCGATTACGGCACTCACCGGTATGCCGGATGAGTATTGTGACTCGCAGGTTTTCCTGTGTACTGACTTCGACGGCACCATAAGCTGCGACGGAAATGAAATGACCAAGGCCGGGTTCCTTACGGCGGAGAAGGCCGCTGAACTGATTGAGGAAAACCCAGACCGGCTCTTCCTGCCATTCGCTCTGTCTGTTACCAGCCTTTTGGAGCTTTTGCAGGAACCTTCTCCAGAGGCTCCATAAACAGCCCATACAGAGCTTTATGATGGCGCACAACAACTTACCCTCAAAGAACGGTTCGGACAAATCCAGAGGCGTCCAGAAGGTATCAGAGGGGAATAACGAAATCCCTCAATGGCGACGGTGCAAACCGCCGCCTTTTTGTTCGTTCACGCAGAGGAGAAGGAGGTGATGCCCGTTGAATGACATCGCACACAAACAGATGGTGCAGGAGTTGCTCTCCAAGCGTTTCGGAAGCCACCAGAGGCTTTTATGTAAGTATGAAACCAAATACCCACAACAGGCGGAAAGAGAGCTCCAGAGGGTTACAAATAGCTATATCCGACTGCTGAACCAACTGCTGAAAGAACACCTGCCTGAAATCAGGGATGCTGCTCGTGCGGAGCGAGATGCAAACCGGCGTCACGATGATACCTCGGACCTGATCGCCAAGGTCACAGCGGTATTTAACAAGATGGCTGTTGAGCTGGAGCGAGCCATGGCGGACTTCGGTTTATATGACAAGATCGAGGCCATGGCAAAGCTGACACGGAAGCTGAGCATCCGGGAATGGAAGAAGGCGGTTAAGGCCACCCTCGGCATCGACCTGATGGATGACTACTACACCGGGGAACTGTATCGGGAATTGATGGAGCAGTGGGTCAACGAGAATGTAAGCCTCATCAAGACCATCCCACAGGATAGCCTTGGCAAGATGCGCCAGATTGTACTGGAAGGTTACAAGAAAGGCGAAACCACCACGGCCATAGTGAAGAAGATACAGAAGGCGTACAGCGTTGACCGCCGCCATGCCCAACTCTTGGCCCGTGACCAGATCGCCAAGCTGAACAGCAATATCGCCCAGAAACAGCAGCGTGACGCTGGTGTGGAGGAATACATCTGGTCCACATCTGGTGACAGCCGGGTAAGAGAAGACCATGCCCGACTGAACAACAAGCGGTTCCGGTGGGATGACCCGCCGGTTGTAGATAGAAAGACTGGAAGGAGAGCGCACCCCGGCGAGGATTACCAGTGCCGGTGCGTAGCTATTGCTGTCTTCGACCGCAACACCATTGACCTGCCGGTAACTGGAGGAGGTGGCGAGAGATGAGAAAGTTTTAGAACCAGACAAGTCTGGCAAAAGGGAGTGAACAGCACATGAGCAAAGCGGAACCACAGAAGGTGCAGCGTCTTGATAGCATACCGCTGGATAAAACCTACTTCACCGAGGAGGGCTATCTCGTAGACCATCCCATTGTGACATCGGTAGGTATCTTCGTGTATCACAATCCAGATGGCACCGAGCGCCGGGAGCTGCGGCTGCCGGAAGAGGTCTTCGCTACCAAAAGCCTTGCCTCTTACAAGGGAAAGCCGGTTATCGTAACGCACGATGCTGGCTATGTCGATGCAGGAAATGTGCAGGAAGAGCACATCGGAACCATTCTCTCTGAAGGGTATCAGGATGGAAACGATGTGCGAGCCGAAATCATCATCCACGATATGGACAGTGTAAAGAGGTCTGGGCTGAGGGAGCTGTCCTGCGGCTACAACCTGCGGCTGGAGGAAACCCCCGGCGTATGGAACGGGCAGCCGTATGACGCCATTCAGCGGGACATCGAAATCAATCATCTTGCCCTCGTTGATAAAGCGAGGGCTGGTGAACAGGCTCGGCTCAATATTGATGGGCAGGGCCAGAACTATTTGAAAGGAGCAAAGTTAGACATGGCAAAGACTAAAAGAAATGATGGCGACGCCCTGACTCCTGAGCAGCTGAACGCCGCTATCGAAGCGTTCAAGCAGCGCAGAGCGGAGCGTATGGGAGCCACAGACGATGTTGGCGCAGACCCCGCAACTGCGGCGGCAGCCGAGGTTGCCGAGGAGCTGGCTGAAAAGGTCGCAGGCGACACCGGTAGTGAGGAAAATCAGGATGTGGATGCGGTTCAGTCCGTAAAGGACCGCCGTGACCGCCGGGACTCCGAAGGGGACCCCAAAGACCTGAACGGCGCAATGGGCGTGATCGCCCAGCAGGACGAGGACATCGACACCCTGCTTGGCGTCATTGATGTCCTGAAGTCCGCTGAAGTCACTGCTGACAGTGAGGGCACCAGCAATGAGGACGAAGATGAGGAAACCGCCGCTGATGGTTCGGATTGTAACACCGATACCGATGAAGGCGCCCCGGCAACCGAGAAGAAGGATCGGGCAGATGCAGCCAGCGACTTCCGTGAGCTGCTCCGTGTTGTCCGTGTTGGAGATCGGTTGAACATGGACGGTCTGGAGAGCATGAGCGTCAAGAATGCAAAGAAGGCCATCCTGAAAAAGCTCAAGCCTTCCCTGCGTCTGGATGGCAAGAGCGCAGCTTATGTCAGCGCAGCCTTTGATATGGCTGTGGCTGAGATGAAGACCCGGAAGGACACCAACTACCAGCGTCAGCAGATGATGCGTGGAGATGGAAAGGCCGCCAAGCCTGCTAAGTCCGTTGGCTCTGCCAACGATGCCCGGCAGCGCATGATTGACCGGAGAATGAAGAAGGAGGACAAGTAAATGAGTGTTCAGAAAACCTACGGATTTGCCACCAGTAAAGGCGTCGCCGGTGGCATCTACGATATGTACCACTACCCGGTGGACTCTCGTTTCAATGAGGAGGAAAACGGCGCCCTGAGCTTTGGCATGGGCGTTGTTCCCGGTACTATCCCCGGTAGCAATGTCGCCCTGCCTACCAGTTCAAGTAAGGCTGAAGACTTCGAGGGCATCGTGGTCAACGGTTTCGACCGTCAGCAGGATTTGGATGGTAAGCTCTTCATCCTGAACAACCAGAACATCGGCGTAATGCGCCGTGGACGCATCTGGGCTCGTCTGGCTGCGGCGGCCAAGCCCAAGTACGGCGACGCTCTCCACCTGATTGTCAGCGGCGATGATGCCGGTTGCTTTGGCACCACCGGCGGTATCACGGTTCCCGGACGGTTCATCGGACCGGCCTCCAATGGGATTGCTCCTGTTGAGCTGTTCGGCTGCGTGGCAGGTGAGGCGTCTGGCGGTGCAACTGCTTTGGCAGACCTGTCGGATGTTGACCTGACCACTTCTGCTACTGACGGACAGGTACTCAAGTATAGCAGCTCAGACAGTAAGTGGAAGGCTGGCAATGATAACACTGCCGGAGCATAATGAGAGGAGGAAATCTTACAATGAGCAATCAGAAATCCATGAGATACGACCAGAATGACTACGAGGCTCTGCTGGCCTCGAATATTCCCGCCTCTCTGGTCGCTACTCCCCAGATGCGTTTTGATGACGCTGAGGCGGCATCTATCTTCTTCGCTCGTGAACTGGACTATGTGAAGTCCCAGTCCTACGATGTCGAGTACCCTGAGTTTACGGCTCTGAGCCTGTTCCCCATCTCCAACGAGGTGGACCCCGGCGCAGAAACCATCACCTATTACAGCTATGACAAGGTGGGTCTGGCGAAGATTATTTCCAACTACGCCACCGACCTGCCCCGTGCTGATGTGAAGGGCAAGCCCACCACCGCCATCATCAAATCCATCGGTGACAGCTACGGCTACTCCATTCAGGAAATGCGAGCCTCCCGTATGGCAGGTAAGTCCCTCGACACCCGCAAGGCGGAGTCTGCCCGGTATCAGATCGACTACCTGAACAACAAGATTGCATGGAATGGCGATGCCGAAACTGGTCTGCGTGGCGTCCTGTCTACCGACAATGACATCCCCCTGTATGTCATCGGTAACGGTGCTAAAGGCAGCGCAAAATGGGCTGATAAGGACGCTGATGAAATCCTTGCGGACATCACCGGTATGATGACCCAGATGGCCCGTACCACCAAGAAGGTGGAAAAGCCCGACACTCTGGCCCTGCCTGCGGAGGCATACATCATCCTCCAGAACCGCCGTATTGAAGGTACTGCCAGCAACCTCCTGACCTACATTCAGGATAACATCAAGGACATCCAGAATATTGTGTCCTGCCCTGAACTGGACCCCGACAGTGTGGACACCAACCCCTATGCTGCTGAGGAAGAAGGCAAGGGCGTGATGCTGCTCTTCAAGAATGACGCTCGCAAGCTGACCATCGAGAACCCGCTGCCTTTTATCCAGTACCCCGTCCAGACGCAGGGCCTCGAAATGGTAGTCCCCTGTGAGGCTCGTACCGCCGGTGCGATTATCTACTACCCCATGTCCCTGCTCATTGCTACCGGCATTTGCTGATTGTCCCAATGGGGCTCGCACCATGCGAGCCCCTATATTTTCGCTGTAAAGGAGTTTGACTTATGAAACTGAAGAATACCTGCAACAAGATCATCAGCGTAGGCGAGGTTGTCATCCTGCCCGGTGAAACCAAAGAGGTCATTGGCTACGATGACAACGAAGTGCTGGCCTTCCACATCGCCCGGAGGGACCTTGCGGTCGTAAAGCAGCCTACTGCCAAGGGTAAGTAAACCATGGAAAAGGCTGTCCAGATTTTCCGTCTGGTAGCTACCGAGTTTGAAACCCTGAACGATGAAGTCGTCAATGCGTGGCTGGACCTCACCGCACCGCTCATCAGCGAAAAGGTGTTCGGAAAGCTGTATGACCAAGCCTTGGCCCTCCTGACAGCCCATCGGCTGAAGATGGCCGGGTACGGCGACAGCTCGTATGGCACCGTGGGCGATACGCTGCGGATTGGCAGTTACTCCGAGGGCGAAACCTCCATCGGGTTTACTGTCAACCAAGCAACAAACCTGATGGTAGATGCAGAACTGGCTCTGACTCCGTACGGGCTGGAATACCTGACCCTGCGGCGTCTGGTGGTCATTCCAATCAGGTCGGCAGGTGAGCGGTAATGGGCGGCGGATATGATCGGCTTACCCCGGAAGGGAAACGGTTTTATGCGGAACTGAAGAAACTGCATGAGCAGGAGGTCTTCATAGGCTACCAAGCCGGGGAGGTCACAGATGACAAGGGAGTGGATATGGCCCAGATTGCCATGTTCAACGAACTCGGCACATCGGACACGCCTTCCAGACCGTTTCTGCGTATGAGCGTGGACGACAACCAAGACAAGATCAATTCCATGTGCAAGTCATTGGCTGGCGATATTGCCGGTGGAGGCACAGCTGAACAAACCCTGAAAAAGCTCGGTGCGTTTGGTGTTTCTCTGGTGCAGGAGAAGATCGGCAACGGTACTTTCGTCCCGAACGCTCCATCCACCATCAAGAAGAAGGGGTCTGATAAGCCTCTTATCGACACCGGCAAAATGCGTCAGTCAGTCAAGTATGTAATTCGCAAGAAGGGAGGCGATTGATATGGGGCTTGGAATTTTCCGAAGGGCGTTTGTAGTCAGACGCTTTGGAGAGGAGAGGGTCATCAATGGCTACGGTGTGGCCGCATATAACGATGAAGTCACCTCGCTCAATGTCCAGCCCCTATCAAAAGATGAACTCCAAGCTCTCCCGGAAGGCGAACGCAGCGTCAAGCGCATGAAGGCGTTTGGCGACCTTCTCTTTACCACAGCAGACCAGTCTACCGGACGACGGGGGGACTGGCTTTTTTATCAGGGCCGCATGGACCCGGAAGGACACTGGTATGAGTGCGTCAGCTCTCTCGGATGGGACCACACCATGCTGGGCCACTGCCGGAGCGAGTTTGTTCTGGTATCGGAGTCCGAGGCCCGTAGAGTTCCCAAGCCGGAGGTCGGCATGGCGGGGAGGGGGCTCGGCATGACATGACAGTATCAGAGCTGAGAGAGGAACTGCAGCAGCTGGCAGCTATGTACTTCAAAGGGGCAACGGTGAAGACCAGCAAGCAGAGTTTCACGGTAAAGCCCGTGGAACCGCTTGTGACGCTCACCATGGGTTCCGTGAACAGGCCGTTGAACCCGCCTACGAAGATAATCCAAGGCCAGCCGGTCAGCTTTTACCCCGCCACCATGCCGGTCCAGATTGACCTGTTCACCCATGGTCGTCAAATCGAAGTGGCCGAAGGGCATACGCCCATCGTTGAGAACACGGCAGAAGACGATATGCTCGGCTTTTCTGACTTCCTGAACTCCGAGTTTGTGGTGCAGTGGTGCCGCCGTAAGGACATCGCTATTGTGCTCCCCAACACGGTTCAGGATTTGACCGGGCTCATCAACGATACGAACTATGAGTTTCGGGCCATGCTGGAAGTCATGGTGTATTTCACCATGACCGCAATCGGATATACCGGAACCCTGTCGCCAGATAGCGTTAAGCATGAGGATGGCAGCAGCGGCGGCGATATTCAGGCAGAAGATGTCGTTGCTGTGGAACCTGAAATCACGGTGACGCCGAGCGGCGGAGGAAACGAGGAACTGCTCGACGAGGAGAGTGGCTACTTCTCCAATGTCGAAATCAATGACAAACCCGTAAAGGAGGAAACTTTGAATGAGCGCAAATCTTGATAGGATTTGTACGGTTGACATCACGCTTTCGAGCCCGATCTCCAATGATGCCAACTTCGACAATATCCTCATTATCGGCCCTGCTCCCGCATCTCCGAAAGGCGTTATTCCCGCCGTAGGCGTGTATAGAAGTCTGGAGGAGCTGACGGAGCTGGGCTTTACCGCTACCGGAGATGGCGCCGACCCTGTTGGCGTTGGAGCACGAGTGGCGTTTTCCCAGAGCCCCAGACCCAGCGAGGTCTATGTTACCTGCGTCAGTCAGGACCAGATTGATAAGGAGCCGGAGGCTCCGTCCGTATCTGACACCCTGACCGCTGCGCTGGGAACGAGCGGCTGGTACTGCATCTGCCCGGTGGGACTCGCTGACGATATAGTCAAGGAAATCATCGAGTGGACGGAAACCCAGAATAAGCTCTGCGGCTACATCGATGATGACCCCGACACGCCCATTGTGACCGCTGGCCTGTATCTGCGCTCCTATCCGGTTTACCCGAAGGTGACAGCGGACCAGCTCGACAACGATGTGCCTGCCGAGAACAAGTATGGCGCAGCTATCGCCATGGCGGTGAAGGCCATGAACTTCCATGCCGGGGAGGAAACATGGGCGCTGAAACAGGTTGCCACTGTCACCCCGTCCAAGCTGGACAGCACCTTCATCAAGAAACTGGAGGCGGCCAACTTCAGCTATGTCATCACCGTGGCGTCCAAGAATATCACGCAGGGAGGCAAGACCGGCGGAGGGGAATGGATTGACATTATCCGGTTCCGTGACTGGCTCCAGAACGATATGCAGGTGCGAGTTGTCAACCTGCTCATCGTGAACCCGAAAATCCCCTACACCGACAACGGCATCGGCCTTGTAGAGAACCAGATGCTTGCGTCCCTGAAGGATGGTCAGAAGTATGGCGGCATTGCCCCCACTGAGTATGACACAGACGGAAACGCCATCCCCGGCTATACCACCGATGTTCCTCTGGCGGCTGAATTGACCAGCACCCAGAAGGCATCCCGCACTCTTGAAGACTGCAAGTTCTCGGCTCGTCTGGCCGGGGCTATCCATGTGGTCGAGATTAAGGGATGCCTGACCTACGAGAACCTGTAAGGGAGGGAGAGTAAATGTCCAGCAAAGTAAGGACCTACAATCCGAAGGAAGTCGTCATCGCTTGCGGCTCTCACATTGTAACCGGCATTGCCGATGACAGCTTTATCAGCATTGAGGCTAACGGCGATGGCATCACCAAGAAGGTGGGCTGTGATGGGGAAATCGCCAGAGCGGTGTCCCCGGACAACACCTACAAGGTGAAGATCAGCCTGTTGCAGACCAGCGACAGCAACGCCTTCTTCAGCAACATGGTCGATGTGGACCGTGATACCGGAAACGGTATCTTCCCCATCCTGATTAAAGACCTGAAGGGCGGACAGGTGTTCAGCACCGAGGCCGCATGGGTTACGAAGAAGGCACCCTTTGCCCGTGGCAAGGAAACGAACAACAGAGAGTGGGAGATCGACACGGGCGACGCCACTCTGGATGAATAATTCGGAGGTTATCTATGAAACAGCTTGAAAGCCGTCGTGTAACTATCGGGGAGAACACCTTTTACATCCGTCCGCTGCCTGCCTTCAAAGCGGCGAATATGAGCGGCGAACTGGCATCGCTGGTGCTCCCCATTCTGACCGGACTTGCGCCCCTCGCTGGCGCAGCGGGAGAGGACACAAGCCTGCTCGACATCGATCTCGACAAAGCGGCTCCCACCATCTCCCAAGCCTTCACTTCGCTTAGCGGCGATAAGCTGGAGGCTGTTCTGAAACATCTGCTGATTTCCGGCAAGAACATCTCCATTGAGATGCCCGGAGAGAAGGCACAGCTCCTCACGGAAGACCTTGCGAACGAAGTGTTCTGCGAAGATGTGCAGGAAATGTTCATGCTCGCCTTTGAGGTCGTCCGTTCCAACTACAACGGTTTTTTCAAGAAGCTCGGAGACCTATTTGGTCCCCTCATGGAGGGATTGACCAAGAAGGCATCTCCGAAATAAACAAGTTCGGAAAGCTGGACCTCACCGGCTTTTCCGAATTGGAAATGAGGATGTATGTGCTAATCAAGGCCCGTCTTGCCACTATGTATGAGCTGAAGACCTGCTACACACTGGATGAGGCTCTAAAGCTCTATGCTCTGTTCGAGATGGAGAAAGATGTAGAGGCAGGGAGGGCCAGAGAACTCGCAAAGGGGGTGAAGTGATTGGCTACCACCCTCAGAAATATCGGCTTTCTGCTTGGCTATAAGATCGATAAGCAGTCGGAGCAGGCGGTCGAAAATAGCATCCAAGACCTGAAGAATATGGCGACCAAGGCCCTTGGCGCCATCGGCATCGGGTTCTCCTTGGTCCAGCTTAACACTGTGGTCGAGGAGTTTAGCCGCATCAAAAACCAGATTAGGAGCGCCACAGCGGAACTTGGAGATCAGAAGGACATCCAGCAGGAAATACTGGCCTCTGCAACCGCAACGAGGACTTCGTACGCTGAAACGGCAAAGACAATCTCCAATCTGGTACACGAAAACGCAGAATTGTTCGGAACCGTCGATGAGGCGGTGAAGTTCAACAATGCTGCTACGATGCTGTTCAAGACTGCCGGTAAGAGCAACGAGCAGATCGCCGGTCTTATGGAGGCCATCAACAAGTCCTTTGCCAAGGGTTATGTGGACAGCGAAACCATGAGCCAGCTCCTCGAACAGTCCCCAGAGGCCGTTGCCCTGCTGAATGAAAGGCTCGGCACGACCTCGGACCAGCTCGAAGAAATGGCTACCGATGGACGCATGACGGTAGAAGACCTGAAGATGGCCTTCGTCGAAAACGCCGATGAGATAGCAGCCAATTTCGCCGGAGTAAAGCTGACCATCACCGATGCACTGGTGGTCATCCGCAATAAGTGGGGACTCTGGCTCTCTGACATGGACGATACGCTGGGGCTGACAAGCGCCATAGCTGCGGCCATCGTCAAGGTGTCCGACATCGCCATGTCTGCGGCACGACAAATCCAGACCCGGCTGGAGTGGCTCAGTGAGAAACTTGGCGGAACTGAACAGCTGCTAAAACTGGTAGCCATAGCAGCCGGTGCTATCTTTGTGGCGCTGAACGGCGCAAAGATACTCGCATTCCTGAAGGGGGCCGGAGCCCTGCTGAGTGCAGCAAGGCTGAAGACCCTCGCAATAGTAGCGGCCATAGTCCTCCTCGCCCTTCTGGTGGAGGACTTTTTCGCTTTTATGAAGGGCGAAAACAGCCTCATTGGTGAAATGCTCGGAAGGGCCGGTATTGATACCAATGCCCTCCGGGAAAACATCAAAGGTCTGTGGTCGCAGGTCAAAGAAATCGTCCCGATCTTCAAGCAGTTTGCAAAGATTGTGGGCGGTCAGCTCCTCACCGGCATCAAGCAAATCCTGCCAAGGCTCGCTGAACTGGGGAAAGCAGTCTTACCCATCCTCGTTCGGCTTATCAAGCAGGTAGTGTCCTTTGTGGGCCAGCTCGCACAGTCGGTACTTCCCATGGTGGCATCCCTCGTAGAACGGCTGCTGCCGTTCCTGTTCCAAGTCATCGAAATCATACTGCCAGCGATATGCAGCCTCATAGAAACGCTGCTGCCGCTGGTGATGGAGATAATCGAGGCGGTTCTGCCAATCATCATTGAGCTGCTGAACACGCTGCTCCCCATCATCATGCAGATCGTCGAGGCTGTCCTCCCGATACTGCTGGAGCTCATTCAGCTCATCGTACCGATACTGGTCCAGATCATCGAGGCCATCCTTCCGGTCATCCTCGAACTGATTTCGGCCATCCTGCCGATTTTGGAGCCGATATTCACCATCATCTCGTCCTTGGTGGAGGCGGTACTCCCGCTGCTTGTAAGCCTGATGGGTGCCATCCTGCCAATTCTGGAGCCTATACTCGGCATCCTCCAGCCCATAGCAGATATTCTGGGCGTCATCATCGGCGCCATCGCAAAGGTCGTTGGCTGGATTGCAGATGGCCTCGGATGGGTGGTAGACCTCATCTTTGGCAGCGGCGATGCTGATACCGGGAACGCCGATAAGGTGAACGCCTACGCCAAGGGAACAGACAGCTCCTCCGACACCTTCATTGCGGGTGAGGAGGGACCGGAGCTTATCACGGGAGCAAGAGGCCGGAAGGTCTTCACGGCCCTTGAAACCGGCCGTATCTTCCAAGCCATGGCGATGCTCGGACGGGCAGCGGTCGCAAGGCCGTCTACTGTTATGAACTCTTCCAGCTCCCGCACCATTAACCAGTACAACCGCTTTGAGAGCACCTTCAATGGCGACCGGGCGGGGCAGGAAAAGAGTGCGGCCGCCATGGGCGCCGCCTCTGATGACGCAGTAAGCCAGATGGCGAGAGCTCTGGCGTTCGCAAGGTAGGTGAAAGCACATGGCAAGAGCAAGGCAACCCGTCAACATCAACGGTATTGAGTTTGACGCCCTCATCGAAGAGAGCTATGACCTCGAAGCCCAAGTCCCGGAATACCCAACAGAAAAAGGGTTCAGCGTAAGCGATACCATTGTGCTGAAACCTGAAACCATCTCCATGACCCTGTTTGTCACCGATACGCCGGTCACATGGAGAAACCGCCATGGCAGCGGCATAGGCCGTACCGAGGCGGTCGTTAAGCAGTTGAAGAACCTGTACTTCAGCAAGCAGGTGGTCACGGTCGTTACCTCCGATGAGGTCTATGACAGCATGGCTATCACGAACATCAGCTTTGCCAAAAGCGCAGATGTCGGCTATGCCCGTGAGATACCGATTACGCTGAAGAAGATCGTTGTCACCGAAAGCGCCACCGTCACAATCCCGGACAGCTACGGCAAGTCCGGGACGACGGGGGCCTCCGGCGGCACAGCAAGCACAAAGTCTGCAAGCAAATCTGGCGGCAGCTCGGGCGGTTCCGGTTCTGGAGCAGGAGGCGGCTCAGGCTCCGGTTCATCTGGAAAGTCCGGGTCCGGCGGCTCCACACTCTACAACGCCGCAAGTGGCTTTGGGCTGATTTGAGGGAGGTGCAGAAGTGGATTATATCATCATCGAGGTTCCAGACCTGAACGACAGCATCTCCCGCATCGTCCTGCTCGGCAAGCAGTACCAGCTCCGGTTTACTTGGAACGATACCGGCGGGTTCTGGTCTTTCGGCCTTATGGACTCGCTGGGAGCGCCGCTGCTCATCGGAACAAAGATTGTGCCGCAGTTCCCACTGAACCTGTTCTACGGCACCGAAAATCTACCGCTGGGCGTTTTTGCGGCCCTCACCGAGAAGGACCGCATCGGGCGGCAGGACTTTGTAAACGGGAAGGCGCAGTTTGTGTTTATCCCTGCTTGAAAATAGTTTTTAGTGTCAGTTCTTGCACAGTTCACTGCACTGTGTAAGAACTGTTCACTGCACTGTGCGGTGAACAATTCACTGCTACCGTACCACACCACACCGTACCACACCGTATCTTATAAACCATAAGTAAGTCCTCGTTACACTCGGACTTACCAAAAAGGGAAACTTCCGTTTTCGCATTATATCATTGGCAACATCCATTGCATTACCAGACCGGTAAGTTAGAATGATAATGCGGACAGGGAAAAGAAAAAAGGAACGACCCAGCCTCTACCAAAAGCAAGTCGTTCCCTTTTCCAAAAGGAGCTGGAAGGAGCTCCAGCAAAGCAAGTATAGCACAGCTGGACGCTTCTTTCAAGACTGTATGAAAAGGAGCGGAAGTACCATGAAAACGGTAAGTATTGAGAGTGAGGTCATCCGCATGGGCGATGTAGGGGTTATCATTGATCTGGTGGACTCGTGCATTGCAAGTGGAAACCCCGGCCAAGCAGAGCGAGCTGCCATCATCCTGAAAGAAGTGTTTGATGCCAGATACAACGGACTTCGGCAAGTCGTATACGGAGGTGAGTATAATGCGTGATAACTGCGTAATATTCACCAATAGCTACCGGCAGCAGTTGAGGGTCGTGTTTGACCCGGACGGTACGGCCTTCTTCTGTGGACCAGACCTTGCGGTAATCGCAGGTTACGAGGCTCCCCAGAAGGCTGTTACCGGAGGAAACAAGGGAGTAAACAGAATTGACTCAGTTCTGAGGAGGGTTCCGTGGGACAACGGAGTTCGCCGTGGCCGGTGCGATTATACCTGCTTTTCTGCCGAGAACGCAGTCAAATTCCTGTGCAGGCGACCAGCGCCGTATGACAACATCCGCTGGTTCGAGGACGAAGTTCTTCCAAAAACGCAGGAAATTGGTGAGGAGGTCGCCAGAGGCTTTGTGAAATGGCCTGAGAGGGGCAAGAAACGGCATGAGCAGAAGAAAGGGGAAGAATCACTCGCAAAAGAAAGTGTACCTCACGAGGTAGAATTGAGCCGTATGGAGGTAGGTGGTCTGAAAGACAGCATCTACAATCGCTTGGACGCAATCATCTTGGAGTGTGCAATGCTGAAACGGGATTTGTACCAGATGAAATAATTGTCAGAAGAAAGGGCCGCAACGATGCGGCTCTTTTTCTGTTATTCAGGAGGGGAACAGTATGAGGAACTTTGACAGGCAGTATCGCTTGTCGGCGGGGCAGGCAGGGTCCGCAGGGTTTGAAATCGGAGAAGGGCAGCGGCCCATCCATGTGTCGTTCTCCATTGAGAAGGCTGACACCGACAGCCAGAACACTGCCAAGGTGTCCATCTGGAACCTGAATGACCAGCACCTTGCGGAACTGAACAAGGATGACTGCGTGGTTGCGCTCCGGGCCGGATATGGGACTGTGATGCCGCTCATATTCACCGGCGTAGTAACCTTTGCCAAGACGAAGGCCGATGGGAGCGATATTGTAACCGAGGTGGAGCTGGTAGATAACCGGATTGAAGTCCGTGACACCTATGTTTCCGTCAGCTATGCCGGAGCAGTCAACTGCAAGACGCTGATACAGGACACGGCAGATCAGATGGGCCTGACGGTATCGTTCTCGTACAATGCGGAGTTCAAGGATATTCCCAACGGTTACAGCTATGTAGGCCCAGCCCGGAATGTGCTAACCAAGGCTTGTGAAACAAGCGGCCTCGTATGGAGCATCAATAACGGCGTCCTTCAGGTCAAAAAGCCGGGGGACACCATGAGCCGGGAGGTCTATGAGCTGTCTGCTGAAACCGGACTGCTTGGAATACCTGAGCGAGTGCAGATTTCCGAGGAGTCGGCCGGTAACAGCTATGGCTGGGATGTGGAGTACCTGATGAACGCCGCCATCAACATAGACGACTATGTTTACCTGAACAGCCGGTATGTCCGTGGCTACTTCCGGGTCTACTCGGTTTCCATTGATGGCGATAACTACGAAGGCTCGTGGAGCTGCACAGCTCGGCTGCTGGAGGTTAAGTAAGAACAGGGTACATAAATCCAACTGGAGGTGATGCACATGATGCAGGAGTTTGTAGACCAAGTGAATAAGACCGCCCGGAAAGCCACCGATGATATGCACACCGCCTTGCCCGGAGTGATTACCGCCTTTAACCCCGGCTCTGGAATGGCGTCAGTACAGGCGAAAGCCAAGTTCAAAAAGCCGGACGGGAAAACGATGGACTTCCCGGAAGTGACGGGGGTGCCGGTAGTCTTCCCTCAAAGTGCTGGAGCAACGATTGCTTGGCCTATTAAGCCGGGGGACGGATGCCTGATTGTTTTCAGCGAGTCTGCCCTTGACTACTGGATGTATGGGAAGGAAACGGACACGGCCCTGAAGTTCGACCTGAGCAGTGCCATAGCAATTCCCGGCCTGCTCGCAAAGGGGAACCCCGCCATGCAGACAGCCTGCGGAGAGGACGCTGTGGTCGTTGTGGCCGGGGGAACTACGCTGAAGGTAACGCCCAGCGAAGTAACCATCATCGGGAACCTGAAGGTCAACGGGAAGATAGAGGCTACCGATGATGTGATCGGGAAGGGCATCAGCCTTGCGACCCATACCCATACCGGGGACAGCGGTGGCAGCACATCTACCCCGAAGTGAGAAGGGAGGAACACATGATAGACCTGAAACTGGACGCCAGCGGCGATTTGGAAATATCGCCTGCTGGCGATATTTCTGCTACGGAGAGCATTGTGCAGGCGGTTCGCATCAGGCTGCTCTGGTTCTTTGATGAGTGGCGTCTGGGGCCTGCCTTCGGTTTTCCGTATTTTGAGAACCTGTTCGTAAAGAACCCGAACGAGGTCAAACTGAGGCATCTGCTCCGGGAAACGGTGATGAGCGTGGAGGGAGTCACCGAAGTCAAGGAGATCAGTTTCCAACAGGAGCGCAACACCCGGCAGACCGCCATCAGCATTATCTTTTCAACAGACGAGGACACATTCAGGGAGGAGGTAAAGCTTAAATGGTACAATATGGATTGACGCCGCAGGGACCGAACCCCAAGCGGCTGGATGTTGTGCTGGATGAGATGCACCAGCAAATGACAGAGCGGCTGGGCGTGAACACCCGGCAGAACCCGCAGTCCCTTCTGAACCACATCCTTACGAATGTGGCAGACCGTATCACAGAACTGTGGGAGTTTGGCGTTGATGTCTACCACTCGCAGTACCCATCAAGCGCAGAGGGCATCAGCCTTGATAATGCAGCGCAGTTTGGAGGTTCTACCCGTGAAATGCCTGCAAAGACCTACTACCGCATCCTCTGTACCGGGCTTGATGGTACGGTAATTCCGCAGGGGACAATGATTGCATCGGACACAAACCCCAAGACCGACCTGACGCTGGCTGAAGAGGCGCAGATTACCCGTTCTGCCTTCAACAAGGCCAAGGTAATCATAGCGTCCCCAGAGGCTACAATGGCTCTGGGAGTCGCTTTGAATGGAACCCTATACACTACCACCCCTGACCCGGAAAAGAGCACCAGTGAGAATTTAGAGGCGCTGGCAGCGGTCATTCAGGATGATGATTTCACTGTCAAGGTAGAGGGCGATGCGCTTGTTATTGAGGCGGTAGATGAAATCAGCTCAAATGTGATGGTCTTGTCAGAGAATCTGACCACGCAGGAGGTAGGCGGCGTCATCACCTTTGCCACCGTGGAGGACGGGGACATCCTGATACCCAATGGGGTAATCAACAAGATCGTGAAGGCCGTGGCGGGTCTTACTGCTGTGGTCAATGTGGGGGAGCGCATAGCCGGACGCCTGACGGAAACCGATATTGAGTTCCGCCGGTCCTATGCGGATAAAATCTACAACCGGTCTTCCTCCATGCTCGAAAGCATCAAGAGCGCCATCTTGGAAAATGTTCAGGGCGTTCTGAGTGTGGCTCCATACGAGAATGACACCAACGAAACCGATGCAATGGGGCGGCCTCCACACAGTGTTGAGATTGTGGTGGATGGCGGCGACGCCACAGAAATCGCCCAGCAAATCCTGAATACACGGGCCGGGGGCATCAGTACCTATGGCAGCGTACAGACAACCCTGCGTGGCGTCTACGGAGAGGAGATCGTTGTCCGGTTCAACCGTCCGACCTACATCAAGGTCTGGTTCAAGGTCGGTGTGACGCTCAGTAAAAGCACGAACCCGCCAACCAACTACGCAGAGCTCATCAAAGAGCAGATCGTAGGGCAGGTGGCAGCTCTGGAGGCCGGGGAGAGCGTAATTCCCCAGAAGTTCAACCTGAGTGTTTCCGGTATCGACTACATTGATGTCTGGCTGTACTCAACTACCGAAGAGGGCGACACGCCGGACACGGGGGATTACACCAAGCGTACGGTGAGCATCTCTGCCAGAGAACGGGCTGTAACGGATGAGAACAGGATTGAGGTGGTCATTGATGGCTGATTATGTTGAGCTGCTGCGGAGTGACCTTTTAGAGCAGTTCAAGGATAAGCCGGTCATCGATGCGCTCATGGAGGCGATTGGAACCCAGCTCAACGATGTGCGCCGGTTCTTTGAGGACCTGCGTGATCAGAGGGGCGTCCATACCGCCGTAGGCAAGCAGCTTGACGGCGTGGGCGACATCGCCGTCCTCAGCAGACTGGAGGCTGGCGAGCTGGCCTGCGTCAAAGAGTCGGTCTATGTGCTCGATGACGAAAGCTACCGGAACTACCTGATTTATAAAATCTGGAAGAATACCAACAACTGCACCTACTACGACATCATCAAGGCGTTCCGTATGTTTTGGGATAAGCCTCTGTACTATCGGGAGGACCCGGAAATCCCGGCTACAATGATTTTTGAAACAGACACGCTCCCGCCGGAAGTTGATGTGGCAAGGCTGCTGACCGCTCCATTCATCAAAGCGGCCGGTGTAGCGATAAAGATAATTGCCAAAACCGAAACATCGGAAATGATGACAGAGCTGCCTATAAGCGGAGTGGTAGGTCGAGGCTATATGATGACCACGCTGCCGGAAATCCCGGTGGGAGAGGACTTCATAGACACTGTACTGCCTGTCCCGGCGGCGCAGAATATTACCCAGACAAAACTGCCTGAGATTGAGGAGGATTGACAATGAGCAACTACTATGGCTTTGTGGTGACGGATGCAGGAAGAGAGCTGATAGCCAAGCTGGTGGCAGGGCAACAGCTGAACATCTCCCAGATCATGGTTGGGAGTGGATATATCCCGGAAGGAACCCGGCCAGCAGAGATGACCGCTTTGGCTGAACCGGTTGCGGCGGGAACATCCAACACGCCGGTATATGATGGCGACAGTGTTCGGATGATGGTAGAGTACCGTTCTGATCTGAACGGCGGCCTTGACCACGGGTTCTGGCTCCGGGAGTTCGGCGTATTCGCCTATGACCCGGATAAGGGCGAAGTGATGATTTACTACGGCAGTTTGGGCGACTACCCGCAGTATGTGAGTGCGATGTCCAGCTCCGGTGTTGATGTCCGCAGGTTCCCGGTGTGCATCGTCATCGGAGAAGGGCTCGGCGTCACGGTGGACTACCAGTGCGAGGCTTGGATGACTGCGGAGGATGTAGCCGAGTATTGCACCATCACCATGCTCCCGCAGTTCCTTGCGGCGGCTCAGGAGCTTATTGACGAGCACAATGAGGATCCGGAGGCGCACCATTCCATTCAGAACAGCGTGACAGACATTGATGCCAGAGTGTCCCTGTTGGAGCTGCTGCTCAATACCGATGTCACCGGGAACCCGTTTACAGTGACCTTTGCCACCCTTGAAGGAACCAGTGTAACCGGCGTCTGGAATGAGTCGGCAAAGAGGATTGAGTTCTGATGGAGGAGATAGTATTCGCTTGCAGGCCAGAGGAGCTATCCTGCATCGTAGGGAACCTGTTTACAGGCATCAGCCTACCCTGCGAGTGCGAACGGAGCGCCCACCTGACGATCTGCGGAATAACCCATAGCGGAAACAGCGGCCGCCTTGTTATCAAGGGCGACCGCTGCTTGTTTTATGGCCTCCCAGACGACCTGAGAGCCGCCAGAAACGGCGTTTGCCCGGAACGGAGGTGTGAGCATGGCAGATAAGGAATATGTGCTGGGAAACAACGCAAGGGAGCTGCTGAAGTATACCAATCAGGCTACGAAGGTCGTCAGCGAGGATGTCAGCCAGAGGGATGTGAAGAAAATACTTCAGAAGGTCGCTGCCCTCGATGACATCCGGGAGGTAAAGGCGGTGTGCGGCGAGATAGTGGGGCAGCTGGAGCGGCGTGACAAGGAAGGGTTCAGCAAGAACCTGTACCGCTGCTACGGAGAGGATATGCGGATGATTGCCAAAGGGATTGTCCGGGATATTCACGCTGCCAACGGAAGGATGTTCGCCATTGAGCACGAAGAACGCCTGCGCCTCATAGGGCAGGTGCTCGATGGATGCGCCCTCATGCTGGAGTACATTCAGATCTGTCTGGACATGGGTATCATCAGCATGAAGAAGAGTGAGGTCTGGACCAAGAAGGTCACGGATGTCAAATACATGGCAGCCTCTTGGAAGAAGAATGACGGAAACCGGGCAAAGAAGCTGGTTGAGGTGGCACAAACAGAGGCCGACCAAAGGCAGATCGCTCTGGTGAAAGAGGCAATCCGTCAGGTGAAGGCCAAGAAGTAGGATATTCGGCGGAGGCATCCGCCTGATATTAGGGTGCGACTCATTTCCGCCACCAACTGGTGGCTCCGTTCCCCGTATTGCAACTCCAACAACGGTTCGCAGAACGCCTTTATCGTGAACTCCAACGGCGACTGGAACAACAACAACTGCTCGAACTCGAACGGTATTCGCCCCGCTCTGATGGAAAACGAGATTAGTAGGCTTTGCCGAAGACAGTGTGCCATCATCAAAGGGAGTCGCATCCTGTCGAAAGCCTGTGCATGGGCTGACGATAAATACATCACGCCGAGGCAGACCGCCCCGCTGGGGGCGCAGCCTGCTACCGGGGAAAGAGGACCGGCGTTAGGCTGAAGACTGGCTGGGAGCTTTCCCTATTACCCCAGCCAGTGGAAGAAAAGAAAGTGGCTGAACGATGACCTATCAAGAACTCTGCTCTTTTGAAACGCTGTATCTGGCGTACAGAGAGGCTCGAAAGGGGAAAAGGAAAAAGCAGGGTACAGCGCAGTATGAGGCAAACGCACTCGCCTGTACTGAAAAGCTGTCCCGTGTTCTTTCCCAGAAGACCTACAAACCCAGCAAGTTTGAAGTATTTACGGTCTTTGAGCCAAAGAAAAGGCTCGTTCAAGCCCCTGCATTTGTGGATAAAGTGGTGCTCCATGCGGTCACTGACAACATCCTGTATGACGCTATCTGTAAAAGTTTCATACGGGATAATCACGCCAGCCAGATCGGAAAGGGAACCCACGATGGACTGATGCGCCTGAAGCATCACATGGTCGATTACTACCGGAAGAACGGAACAGCTGAAGGCTGGGTACTGAAGTGTGATGTGCGTCACTTCTTTGCCAGCATCGACCATGACCTCTTGAAAGCCAAGCTGAAGGCCCCCTGCATAAAGAGGGGCGTGGATATGGAGATATACGACCTCATGTGTATCTACATAGACGCCTCCGAGGGCCTGCCGCTGGGCTATCAGACCAGCCAGCTCCTTGCTCTGATGTTCCTCGATGAGTTTGACCACTACATCAAGGAAACACGGCGCTGCCGCTATTATGGGCGGTACATGGATGATTTCTACATCATTGCCCCGACAAAGAAGGAGCTGCAAGAACTATTGGCCGATATTCTGCGATGGATGGGAGATGTCAAGCTGGAGCTGAACCAGAAGACAGGCATCTACCCTCTGCGTAATGGCATTGACTTCCTCGGTTTTCACTCGTACCTGACGGACACCGGGGCGGTGGTCCAAAAGCTGCGGCGTGAGTCCATCAACCGCATCCGAAACCGCATTAAGAAGTGGAAGAAGGACTACCCAGCCGGGAAGGTGACGAAGGATGAAATCATCACCCGTTTCAGAGGTTGGGACGCTCATGCGGCTCATGGGGAAACCTACGCACTTCGGCTGAAATACGCAAAGCAGGTGAGCGAGCTCATTGGCGAGGATATTAAGCCTCGACGCAAGATCAACTCCACCAACATAGTCAAGCAAAAGCGGCGCATGAGGCAGGAACAGCAAATCCGCAGGAAAAGAGGTGAACCAGTCACTTCGGCGGCGCTGTTCCAATCGGGCCAGCAGTCCGATGATATGCCGCCGTGGATGTAATACACAATGAGGAGGTAATTTACACATGGCATCTGTTGCTTTGGGAACCAAAGCGGTCGGCAGTACCGTGAAACTGAATGTAAACGGAACTGCCAGAGAATTTCTCATCGTTCATCAGGGAAAGCCGTCCAGCATCTATGACAATAGCTGCGATGGAACTTGGCTGCTGATGAAAGATTGCTATGAGAGCCGCCAGTGGCACAGTTCAAATAACAACGACTATGAGAACAGTACCATTGACAGCTATCTCAACAGCACATTCCTGAACCTGTTTGACGCCAACATCCGAAATGCCATCAAGCAGGTAAAAATCCCATACCGAAAGGGTGCGGGATATAGCACCACAGTCACCAGCGGAGCCAGTGGCCTGTCCGTAAAGATTTTCCTGCTGTCCGGTTATGAGGTCGGCTGGACGACCAGCGACAGCAGCTACTTCCCGGCGGATGGCGCAAAGCTGGACTACTTTTTGTCTGGAAACGGGTCATCTGCTCAAAGCAAGCGGGTGGCGAACCTGAATGGTTCCGCCGCCCACTGGCGGCTCCGTTCCCCGTATTGCAACTCCAGCTACGGTTCGCAGAGCGCCTTTATCGTGAACTCCTACGGCGGCGGGAGCGGCAACCTC